CAAAGCGGCATATGAAATGGGCGATTCTGAGGCACTAGCCGAAGCCCAAAGTGAATTGACCGCAGTAACTATAAAGGCTGAGCGTTTACATAATTTTAAAGCTCCTCCTTTACAAGAAGAAAAATTTGAGGTACAAACTCAAACAACGCAACCACCGCAGCTAGACCGAAAGGCGGAGGCGTGGAAAAGCGAGAATCCTTGGTTCGGAAGTGATCGGCGTATGACTAGTTATGCGCTTGCTATTCACGAGGAACTGACGCAAGATGAGCGAATTAATCCATCTAGCCCAGAGTACTACCGAAGAATTGATTCCGAAATGCGTAATAGGTTCCCTGATCGTTTTGAAGGCAGCTCTGAGGAGGAAGCTTCTTCTCCACCTAAGAGATCAAATGTTGCACCGGCAAGTAGAAGTACAGCGACCAAGAAGATCGTACTTACTGCAAGTCAAGCAAACATTGCAAGGCGTCTTGGTGTCTCATTAGAGGACTATGCACGTCAAGTTGAAAAAACTCGTAAAGGAAACTAATCATGTCAGAACAGAATCGTAAACCTCGTGAAACTGAAACCCGTGCTGTTATGCAGCGACCAGATGCATGGCGTCCGCCAGAGCAACTGCCAATGCCGGATCCCCGTCCAGGATGGGAGCACCGCTATATCCGCATTAGCATGGTAGGGAATGCAGATCCGAAGAATATTTCTATGCGCTTGCGCGAAGGTTATGAGCCTTGCAAAGCCGAGGAATATCCAGAGTTGATGATGCATGAAGTGGATGATGGAAGATTTAAAGGTGGCATTGAAGTCGGCGGACTATTGTTATGCCGGATACCAGAGGAGTTTGTGAAACAGGCGGCAGAATACTACGCCAAGCAAAACACAGCTCAGATGGAGTCGGTTGATAATAGTTTCATGCGCAATAGTGATCCTCGTATGCCTCTGTTTAAAGACAGGCGCTCTGAGGTTACATTCGGCAAATCTTAATTTTTAGGAGTCCTAAATGGCTTATCCAACTGTCTCGGCCCCTTACGGGTTCAAGCCGGTCAATCTGATCGGAGGTCAGGTATTTGCGGGTTCCACTCGTAACTTACCTATCCAGTACAACTACGGAAGTAACTTGTACTATGGCGACATCGTAGCTTTGTCTACTGGTTTTGTGGTTCAGTCCACCATCACCACTAGCAACGGTACTTTGGCAACCCCAACTCAAAACATTGTTGGCATCTTCTTGGGCTGCACATTCACAAGCCCAATCACCAAACAAAAGGTTTTCAGCCAATACTGGCCTGCAAACACTTTGGCTGGCGATGCTCAAGCAATTATTGCTGATGATCCTGATCAAGTGTTCAAAGTAGTGGCTTTAGCCTCTGCTGGTACTCTTGCTTCTGGCTCTATGGCTTTGGTTGGTCAAAACGTTGGTATCAACCGCTCTTGGGCAGCTGGTACTGGTAACGTCAACACTGGCGATTCGTTAATCGGCGCAACTAGCCCAACATCTTTGACGACGACTTCTGCCGTCCCATTGCGTGTTATCGGTTTGGTTCCTGATACCGTTGTGTCTTTGGGTACAACCACTTACACAAGCATCTCCTCTACCACTATCACTTGCGCTGCTATTCCTCAAGCATTGCCAGTTGGTACTGATATTGGCAGCATTGCTCCTAACGGTCAGTACATTGCTACTGGTTCCTTCATCGCTGCAGCAGCATCGGCTGGCTCTACTTCACTGACTGTGAACGTTGCACCTAGCCCAGCTATCACCGCATCGGCCACGATTGTTTTCAACCAATATCCTGAGATTTTGGTTAAGTTCAATCAGGGAACTCATGGCTATTACAACGGTATCACCGTCTAAGGAGTAATTTAAAATGGCTATTTCACGCGCACAACTGCTCAAAGAATTGCTGCCAGGTCTGAACGCTTTGTTCGGTTTGGAGTATGCACGCTACGGCGAAGAGCACAAAGAAATCTACGAAACCGAAACCTCGGAGCGTAGCTTTGAAGAAGAAACGAAACTGTCTGGTTTCTCTGCTGCACCTGTTAAGAACGAAGGCTCTGCCATCGCTTATGACAATGCACAAGAAGCATGGACAACTCGTTATAACCACGAAACCATCGCCTTGGGTTTCTCAATCACTGAAGAAGCGATTGAAGATAACCTGTACGACAGCCTGTCTGCTCGTTACACCAAAGGCTTGGCTCGTGCTATGGCTTACACCAAACAAGTTAAAGCTGCCGCCGTCTTGAACAACGGCTTCAACTCTGCTTATGTTGGTGGTGACGGCGTTTCTTTGTTTAACAGCGCTCACCCCTTGGTGAACGGTGGCACTAACAGCAACAGCCCATCTACCCCTGCTGACTTGAATGAAACATCGTTGGAAAACGCTGTGATTCAAATCGCCGCATGGACCGATGAACGTGGCTTGCTGATTGCAGCTAAACCCAAGAAGTTGATTGTTCCTCCAGCACTGCAGTTCGTTGCAACCCGTTTGCTCGAAACTAAACTGCGCGTTGGTACTAACAACAACGACATTAACGCTATCGAGAACAATGGTTCGATCCCAGAGGGTTACACCATTAACCACTTCTTGACCGCGCCTAATGCTTGGTTCCTGTTGACCGACGTGCCTAACGGCATGAAGCACTTCGAACGCACCCCATTGCAAAATTCAATGGACGGAGATTTTGACACAGGGAACGTTCGTTACAAGTCTCGTGAGCGTTACTCATTTGGTTGGTCTGACCCATTGGGTATTTACGGCACATACTGATCTTAGGATTGGTAAAAAAATCGGGGGCTTCGGCCCCCTTTTTGTTGACTATTTTTTTAGATGGTGTATATTGAGACATCTGGGGAATTTAAGCGTGCCACCAGCCGCCCCAGCGGTCATGATGCAACAATCGGCACGTTATCTTTTGCATAAGGACTCTTTGTCATGGCACGTTCTACCTTTGATGGTCCAATACTATCTGGTGATAATCGTTTTGGACCTCAGCGTGACGTCGGTACAGTTTTACTGACTCAAAGCGCATTTCTTGATTTCTCCGTAACCACTGCTGGCACTGCCAACTACGGCGGCGCTTCTGGCATTTTTGTGTCTTCAAATGGCATTCCAAATAACATTGGAACCATTTGGACTCCCCAAAGCGGCTCGTTCAGCAACACTGGACCAACAACTGCTTCTGCACCTACTGCCGACGCAACCGGTACCAACTATCGTGGCGCAGTGTTTTTGATTCCTGCTGGATCAAATATTGTTGACGTGATCATTGACCAAGGCACAACCCCAACAGACGGTACAAACACTGTTACCTCTACTCAGCCTTACATTTCTAACAACTTTGCAACCTCTGCTGGTGTGTACGCTACTTCTGCTGCCATCACTGGAGTTGGTCGCACCTATGCAACTTATACGGCTACTCAGCTGGATAACGCAAACGGCACACTGCAAGATGTTCAGAACATTCAGCCTGGTCAGCAACCAACTTGGTTCTCTCAGGTCGTTGTAACTTTGAAGATGACTGTAGCCAGTTTGACTTCTGTTAACGCTGGTCAATTCAACATCACCATCCGTTACACACAAGCCGATCCTAACATCGGCAACGTAACTACTTACCCATACGGTAACTTCGACTAATTAATCTCGGGGGGCTTCGGCCCCTTGGTTTTACAACTCAAGGAGATTAGTTATGGGAGCACAAGTCTCTTCAATTACCAGAAATGGTAGACATGAGCCTTTTGAGCTGCAGGTTGCTCGCGGCCAAGTGGCTTTGCACTATCCAATTGAACTTTTTGGATACAGCACAGCAGTTGGATCAACGGCATTGGGACCATGCTGGGAAGGACTCACGCAGTCTGGTGGCGCTTATGCCTATCCAAGCTCTGCCGTTCAAATGACTTTGGTATCCACAACTACGGATACACAAAACGTTTTGGTCATGGGTTTAGATGCAAACTACAACTTGCTGTCTGAAATCATTACGCTAAACGGCACAACAAACGTGACGACAGTTAACTCTTATTTAAGAATTAACGGTCTGTACATTACCAATGGCGTTAATGCAGGAACCATCACCTGCAAAAACAACTCTGTGCTTTATGCCCAGATCAACATTGGTATTGGTCAGTCGCAGATGTCAATCTACACTGTGCCAAAGGGTTACACGTTCTATTTGTCTTATGTACAAGCAAACGCAAGCATTGGATTCACGTCCAGTACTTACATGACTTTTGCTGAGTACAACAAATACAACTTGCCTGTTCTAGGCGATAACTATTTGGGTTATCCATTGGGTTACAGCGGCAACACAAACGTATTGTCTCAGTCTCCTTTTGTGCAGATTTTTAACGTCCCATATTCGGTGCCCGTCACTCATGAAGGCGGAACCGATATTCAGTTTCAGATGAAAGCCAGCACGGGTGGACCGTACACTGGAAGCATCTTTGCTGGAGGCGTTTTGATTGCAAACGCAGATGTGGGTAGCACGTAATGAAATCCCCGGCATGGACGCGCAAAGAAGGCAAGAATCCCAAAGGCGGACTGAACGCCAAGGGTCGAGCCTCTGCGAAGGCACAAGGCATGAACCTGAAGCCTCCGCAGCCAGAGGGCGGCAAACGCCGAGACTCTTTTTGCGCCCGTATGGAAGGGATGAAAGCCAAGTTGACCGGCGAGAAGACGAAAAAAGACCCGAATTCTCGCATCAATAAATCGTTAAGAGCATGGAATTGTTGATATGGCTGACATCGAACTTACTGAACGTGAGCAAGCCATAGCCAAAGAAGCGGCAAAGATTGCCATTGAAGAATTGGCTGGCGAGTTCTACAAACAAGTTGGTAAAACCGTTATCAACAAGCTATTGATCTGGATTGGCGCAATAGCTGTTGGTTTTGCTTTTGGTAAAGGTTGGATCGTAAAATTCTGATATGCCAAGCACAAGCAAAAAACAACATAATTTTATGGAAGCAATAGCCCATAATAAGGCTTTTGCAAAAAAGGTTCACGTCCCTCAATCTGTTGGGCGTGATTTCGCAGAAGCCGATAAAGGCAAACATTTCAAAAGAGGTGGTGATATGGCAACTAGTCCTAAAGCAGCAGCGGCAATGGCCGCATTAATGGGTGCGGCAGCAGCTCGTCGTCGCACCGCCCCAGCTCGTCCAGCAATGGCAGCTACTATGGCTCCTCCAGCCGCACCTATGGGAGGCGCTCCCGGTATGGCTCATGGTGGCTTAACCAAGTCTCACCACAAGCATTTGGCTCATCACCATTTGGCTATGGCTGAGCACCACATGCATATGCACCAAGGCGGTCACGCAACTGCTGACCATGTGCCTAAGTCTAAAGACATGGGCGAGATGGGCTTGAAACATGGCGGCAAGGCTCACGCCAAACACCACTACGCTAAAGGCGGCAAGATTGACGGCACAGTAATTGAGAAAGCTGCTGGCGGCAAGAAAGAAGTGAAGGAAGAAGTGCGCACCATGCACAAGGGTCTGACTTCTATTGAGCACGGCGAAAAGAAACGCGCTCATGGCGAACACGCTATCCAGCAAAAAGGTCACACTCGCGCCTTGCAAGAAAAAATGCACGGCAGCACCACTGGTCTGAAGCATGGCGGCAAAGCCAAGATGCATCACAAGAAATAAGGTGAAAATCATGTCTCATAAACACGCTCCTATTCATCCTCACGGTCACGCTCCTCATCACCATGAGCACAAGCACATGGTTCATCATTTGAAAGAGCATGAGGCTGGTGGTCACGTTCATCACCATGAACACTACGGCAAACACGCCGCAGGTCACCACAAGCATCACGAAGCTGTTGAGCACTTGCACAAGCACCAAAAGCATCTGTGCCACGGCGGTAAGTATTAATCAGGAGTAGTCATGGCTGAGAAATGGATCCAACACGCAATCTCTCGGGCGGGTGCATTGCACAAGCAACTGGGTGTGCCTCAAGGTGAAAAGATTCCAGCCAAGAAATTGGCTAAGGCTGCCAAGGCTCCAGGTAAACTGGGGCAACGGGCACGCCTAGCCGAGACACTCAGGGGGATGCACAATTGATGTCAAGTCGCGGAATGGGCGCTATTAGCGCCAGCAAAATGCCTAAAGGTAGGATGAAAAAACGCCGCGATGACACTGACTTTGAGCAGTTTTCCGCAGGCGGCAAAGCCGGTTTGTACGCAAACATTCATGCTAAGCAAGAGCGTATTGCACACGGCTCCAAAGAGAAGATGAGAAAAGTCGGCTCTAAGGGCGCTCCTACTAAACAGGACTTTATTAACTCGGCTAAAACCGCAAGGAAAAAGAAATGATCCAGATTAGCAAAGAAGACGCACAGTTTATTTATGATGAACTGAATCATCGTGCTCAGCATCAGATTAATGCTTATGGGATGCCAGACCCTGCCTTGATCGTTGTCATCGCTGATTTGGCGGGGCAGTTGGACTTGCCTATCGTAGAAGACGATGAGCCTACTGCAGAAGTTGCCGCTACACCTGAGACTCCAGCAGCCGAGGCTTAATCATGTCTATCAACTCCGGTACGACTACTGGAACGACCAACTTTGACCTTGACTTTGCTGAAATAGCAGAGGAGGCATGGGAGAGAGCTGGTCGTGAAATGCGTAGCGGATATGACTTGCGTACAGCACGCAGGTCAATGAATTTGATGACCATCGAGTGGCAAAACCGTGGTATCAACATGTGGACAATTGATCAGGGTGTGATTACCTTGACGCCAGGATTGAACACATACCCTTTGCCAACCGATACGATTGACCTGTTAGATCACGTCATTCGCACAAACGCAAATAGCACTTCCAATCAGTCTGACTTGACGATTACTCGTATTAGTGTTTCTACCTATGCGACGATTCCAAACAAGCTGACTCAGGCTCGCCCTATTCAGGTTTGGGTGCAACGGATGTCTGGCGAGACATCTACGACAACAATTCAGGCGGCTGCTGCGGTAGCCCCTACGGATACGGTTATCACGCTTTCAAGCACGGTTGGATTGGCTGCTAACGGCTATATCCAGCTTGGCTCTACAAGCGGTGAGATCATTTATTACTCGTACATCTCTGGTAATACCTTACAGAACTGCTTTAGGGGGCAGGCAAACACAACCGCATCGGCATACTCGCTTGGCGCTGCGGTCTATGTTCCTAAACTACCGGCAATCACTGTATGGCCCACACCAGATTCATCCACTACATATACGTTTGCGTATTGGCGCTTACGTCGTGTGCAGGATGCAGGGCAAGGCCCGAATGTACAAGACATGAACTTCCGTTTCTTGCCAGCAGTGGCTGCAGGTTTGGCGTACCAAATTTCCATGAAAGTGCCGGAGCTAATGCCTCGGGTTCAGATGCTCAAGGCGGCTTACGACGAACAGTTTGATTTGGCTGCTGGTGAGGACAGGGAAAAAGCAGCTATTAGATTTGTTCCGCGCCAGCAATTCTTGGGTAGTGGCGGGGTCTAAATGGGAAATAGATTTGCGTCTGGTAAATACAGCATAAGTGAGTGCGATAGATGCGGTCAGCGGTATAAACTCAAGCAGCTGAAGATGGAGGTCATTAAGACCAAGCTCTATCAGCTGAAAGTTTGCCCAGAATGCTGGGACCCAGATCAGCCGCAGTTGCAATTGGGCATGTATCCGGTTGATGATCCTCAAGCGGTGCGTCAGCCAAGACCTGACATTACTTATGTAACTTCTGGATTGAATGCGCTTGGTTTGCCTTCTGGTGGCTCAAGGGATATTCAGTGGGGATGGAACCCGATTGGCGGAGCTTCACAGTTTGATTCCGTGTTAACGCCAAACAATTTAATCTCCACAACTTCTGTGGGTCAAGTTACAATTTCCACATCCTAAAGGAGCTAATGATGGCTAAACACGATGACATCAAAGAAGACAAAAAGCTGATTAAAAAGGCTTTTGGTATGCACGACAAGCAGCTGCATGAGCACAAGAAAACCGATCTGAGCAAGCTCAAAAAAGGCGGCAAGATCAAGCACTACGCCAAGGGCGGTATTGCTGGTGTTAACCAAGATAGCATGAAGTCTGTTGGCCGCAATTTGGCTCGGGCTGGCTATCAGCGTGGAGGCTAATATGGCTACAGCTAAAATTGTCAAGCCGACTAAAAAGAATAGTCCGGCTATCGTTAAACCCCGTGTTGTTCATAACGAACCCGCAGCCAAGTATGCAAAGCCTCATCGCATGGATGGGGCTCCTTTGCACATGCGTGATACGCTGGGTATTGATCCAGACAAAGATTCAAACACCGGCAATGCTGTAGTGCCTGAAGGCAAGACTCGCATTCGCGGCACGGGCGCAGCTGAGCGTGGTGTTTATGCTCGGGGTCCGATGGCATGAATTACAGCCAGCTAGTCACTGAAGTTAACTCGTATCTGGAATACACGTTCCAGACGGTTAACATCAATACGTTTATCACGCAAGCTGAGCAGAGGGTATTTAACTCTGTTCAGTTTCCGTCATTGCGTAAGAACGTGACTGGCGTATTGACTGCTGGTAATTCCTACTTGGCTTGCCCCAATGATTTTCTTGCTCCTTATTCATTGGCGGTTTACTCAAGTGTAAGTACCACAGCCACAGGAACTGTAAGCACAAACACAATCACTGTTGCTTCTAACACGGGCATCTTTGCTGGTCAGTCTGTCTCCGGTACGAATATCGGCAACCAGTGCAAGGTTTTGAGTGTTTCTGGAACAACGATAACTTTGTCTCAGTACAACATTGGGGCGGTATCTGGTCTGGTAGTTTTCCAGACGGATTACTTGTATCTTTTGAATAAAGACGTGAACTTTATTCGTGAGTGCTATCCAACTTCAAGTTATCAAAATTTGCCAAGGCACTATGCTTTGTTTGGTCCGCAGAGCTCGGCTCCTTTGTATCTGGCGTTCATGGTCGGTCCTACGCCGGATCAGAACTACAACGCAGAGCTGCACTATTTCTTTTATCCAGACTCCATTATTCAAGCGCCTATCACGGCTCTTGGAGCGATTACCAATGGCGGCTCTGGGTATGTGAGCGGCACTTACTACAACGTTCCCTTGTCTGGCGGAACGGGTACAAGTGCCTATGCAAACATCGTAGTAACGGCTGGTGTCGTTACTTCAGCAACAATTACTTCAGGCGGAACTGGCTATGTGGCTGGTGATTCCTTGACGGTTGCCAATACATACTTGGGTAATTCTGGTGTTGGTTTTACAGTGCCAGTGTCAACGATTACAAACGCAGTCGGTCAGTCTTGGCTAGGTAACAACTTTGACTCTGTGCTTTTGTACGGGACTTTAGTTGAAGCCTACACTTATCAAAAAGGCGATAAAGATTTGATCGCTTTTTACGATAACAAGTACAAAGAAGCATTGGCAATTGCTAAGCGGCTGGGTGATGGTATGGACCGCCAGGATGCTTATCGTTCTGGTCAAACTAGGATTCAACCCGTACCATGAGCATAGTCCAAGGTCAAACCACAAGTTTTAAGTACCAGCTGTATACGGGTGGTGTTTTTAACTTGTCTTCAGATTCCATCTACATGGCGCTGTATACGAGCAATGCCACCTTGAATTTGGCGACAACTGCTTACAGCTCGGTCAATGAAGTTGTTGGAACTGGCTATACGGCTGGCGGGAAACTGATGACTGGGATCAGCATTAACTTTAATGCTAACAGTGGCGTAGCCTATATCAACTGGAATAACGTTGTATGGAACCCTGCTGCATTTACGGCACGTTGTGCTTTGATCTATGATCGCACGGCTAGCAATGCTTCGATTGCTGTGATTGACTTTGGATCAGACAAGAGCTGCTCAAATACATTCACGGTGACCATGCCAGCTAATGCATACAACACTGCTTTGATCAGGAGCGCTTGATGATTGTCACAACCACTTACGGCGATATGGACGACTCTTTGCTTGAGCGCAAGGATGGAACGTTTGAAGATGACAACGAGTTAACCACTTGGGTTGAGTATTGGAAAGACTCTGAGCTGGTGCATCGGTCTGTTCATGTGACCCTAAAGAAATCACCCTTTGCGGATTTAGTTGCCGCATCAATAGCTTAAGGAGCCTACCGTGGCGGCTAAGCAAAAAATGTCGGAAGTTGAACGCTTTATGTCAAAAATACATAAAGCCGAGAATGGCTGCTGGCTTTGGTCTGCTTACCGCATGAAAAATGGATATGGTCTTTTTAGGACTCCAGCAAAAAATGAGCTTGCGCACCGGGCATCTTTTAGACTTTTTAATGGTCCTCTTGACACAAGAGATGTGATGCATTCATGCGACACGCCTGCTTGCGTAAATCCAGAGCATTTAAAGCTTGGAACAAGAAAAGAAAACATGCAAGATGCAAAACAAAAGATGAGAATGCGTGTTGGAGAATTGCATGGACGAGCAAAATTAACCAATGAGCAAGTAGAATTTGCAAGAACTGCCAAGGGATTGCAGAGGGAAATTGCAGAAATTCTTGGTGTTACTCAAGGGCATATAAGTTTTATCCGCAATAACAATCGCGGTTATCAAGCACAAACTTAAGATGGGCATAGCCCACGAAAGGAACTATCATTTCCAACACTCAATCAATGTGCACTTCTTTTTTGGGCCAGTTATTGACTGCGACTCATAACTTTGGCACTGCGCCCACCCGTGGAACGACTGCTGCCGACACCTTTAAAGCAGCTTTGTACGTAACTACGGCCACCATTAACGCTGCCACTACGGCTTACTCTGCTACCAACGAGGTATCGGGTACCGGCTATACGGCTGGCGGTATTGCGGTGACTAACGCTACTGCGCCTACGTCCACCAACTCATCGCCTACAGCAGGTGTGGGTTATTGGACTCCATCGGGTAACTTGGTTTACTCGGGCGTGACTTTGACCACGGCTTTTGACACTGTGTTGATCTATAACTCAACTCAGAGCAATGCTGCTGTCAGCGTTCACACGTTCGGTGCGCAAACCATCACTGCTGGCACGTTTACTTTGACCATGCCTTCTAACACTACGACAACTGCTTTGCTGCGCTTGTCTACCACCTAATAGGTGATTTATGTCCGGGTGGGGCAGTGGCGCTTGGGGCAGCGGTGTATGGGGATTTGGTAGTACCCCATTAACTGGTGACCCCGCCTCTGGAGCAGTAGGAACTGCCTCTCCCAATATCACGATTGCTCTGACTGGTGTTGGAGCAACTGGTAATGTCGGAACTGTCTCAGAGCAGGATACCGATAGCCTTTCCGGCGTTGCAGCAAGCGGTAACGTCGGCACTGTCTCCTCTAATGTAACGATCAGCTTAACTGGTGTTGGCGCAAGCGGTGCGGTTGGCTCTCAAACGGTCAACATCACAATTGCCCTGACTGGCGTTGGAGCTTCTGGATCGGTTGGATCTGTCTCCGTCAGTAATGCAGCCGCTTTGTCTGGTGTGCTGGCAAGCGGATTTACCGGATCGGTTACCAGCTTACAAACACAAAGTATCACCGGTGTTGGAGCTTCCGGGTCTGTTGGTCAATTGGTGGCTAACAACACAGACGGGGATGTTGGTAACGTAGCTATAGGCTCCGTAGGATCGGTTGGAACCAGCTTAACGATTGCTTTGACCGGCGTTGGTACAACGGGTCAAGTTGGAACTGTATCTCCAAATACTCAATTAGGCATTACAGGCAATAACGCTACCGGTCAGGTTGGGGCAATGTCTGTTCCTCTTGGTCCGGTTGTCGCCAATGGTCAAGTAGGAAACCTTTCTTCAAATGTCACGGTTGCACTGACTGGCGTTGGTGCAAATGGACTGGTTGGTTCTGTCACGATGGGCGGCAGAACTGCTCAGTTAATAGGGGTCGGAGCTGCTGGAACGGTCCAGACTTTGGCGATTAGTTATTGGAGTTTAGTCAATGACAATCAGACTCCTTCGTGGCAAAATATCAATGATGCCGAAAGCCCTGGCTGGTCAAGCGTAAACACGGCGCAGACACCAAACTGGACTAACGTTGCGAACCCAGATTCACCTTCATGGACGGCAGTGTCTGATGTTGATTCTCCAAGTTGGGTGCCCGTACCCACACAATAGGAAATAAGATGACTATTAACTACACCACACTTTTGGGTTTAGCTGAACCAGTAACCGGCACAGAATCTGGTACCTGGGGCGATGATGTTAACAACGGTATCACTGTCTATGTTGACGTTGCAATAGCTGGTACAAACAACATCACGAACGACTTGGACATCACGCTGTCCATCACAAACGGCAGCAGCGCTGGCTCAAACCTTGTTGCCTCTCCTAACTCAACTACGGCTCAGTACATGCACTTGCTGTGTACAGGAGCTCGCACTGCAAACAGATACATCAATGCTCCTAACTCAAGCAAGATGTTTGTGGTCAACAACTCTACAAGCGGTGGCTACTCAATTATCGTTCGTGGCGTTACCGGACCCACTACTGGCGTTACGATTGTCAACGGCGAAAAAGCCATTATCTTTTGGAACAGCGTTGCCGGTGACTTTGTAAAGATCAGCAATACAAACGGTGTTGCGACGTTTAGTTCCATCACGGATACGAGCCTGACTTCCGGTCGGGTGACTTATGCCGGTACTGGCGGTTTACTCCAAGACTCGGCTAACCTGACTTTCACAGGTACGGTTTTGGGCTTGGGCGCCGCTGGTGTCGGCGCCTTGTTCCAAGGCGACTTTAGTAACGCTACGTTTGCTAACCGTACATCTTTCC